TAAAATATTGGATCTGGAATAATTATCCATGGTTTTTTCAACAATTTAGATATACAAAATGATAGTAGTATTATTCGGTCAGCCATGTAGCGGTAAAACCACTCTAGCAAAAGAGTTAAAAGCCTATAATATAGACGGTGATAAGCTTAGAACGATCTTTACTAATAAAGACTATAGTAAAGAGGGAAGAATCAAGAATTTAAATAGAGCTAGCGATATAGCTCACTACTTAAATCAGAGTATTGATGATATTAGAGTAGTATTATCTCTAGTATACCCGTACAAAGAGGCGAGAGACTATTTAAACAGTTTAACAAACGAAGTCTTCTGGGTGTATTTAACATATAATGAAGAAAGAGGTAGAGAATCTTACCATGTAGAAGACTTTGAGATTCCCCAAGCAGATGAGGTGGATTTAATGTTAAATACTACTGAAAAATCATTAGAGGAATGTATTAATTTAATTAAAACCAGGCTAAATGAAAAATATACTAGCAAAGGGGAATGGTAGTGGTGACGGTTATGCAATGTTCATCGGGCGCTGGCAACCCTGGCATGAGGCACATCAATGGCTAATTGATCAAGCCTTAAACGAGGGTAAGAAAGTACTACTATGTATTAGAGATGTAAAACCTGATGAGAAAAATCCATGGAATGCATGGCAAGTCTTTGAAAACTTAAAAATATCTCTTCAAAAGTTGATAAATGAGCAAAAAGTTCATATAATCGTAATACCTGACATCGAATCGGTGAATATTGGAAGAGGAATTGGGTACGATGTTATAGAACACGTTCCACCTCAAGAGATTCACGATATTTCTGCCACTAAAATCCGTGAGCAGATGAAAGCAGAAGGAAAGTTATGATAGTAGACAAAAGAAGACACATAGCCAAGACAATTAGCTATAGAATTATTAGTACTCTTATTGGATTCTTGTTAATGTGGTTAATAAGCGGCTCAATCAAGGTAGGTGCTGCATTTGGTATAGCAGAATTAGTATATAAACCTATTCAATACTACATTCACGAAAGAATTTGGTATAGGTGGATTAAATACGGATTGAAAGATAAAAAATAGCGTTTTGCGCTTTTATTGGATATTTATATATAGCTAACTTAAAAATTAAAAAAATATGTTAACATTTATCGTAGTAGTGATAATCGCAGCAACAATTTATGCTGGGTATAAATTCACTAAATCAGCTCCTGAAGCTATTGAGAAGATAGAAAAAGCAGCTGCTCCAATTATTAAAGAGGTAAAAGAAGTTGTAGAGAAAGCTGAAAAAGCTGCTCCTAAAGCTACTAAACCAAAAAGTACAAAAACAAAAAAATAAAGACTATGAGTCAATCAGTAACTCCCGAAGAATTAAAAGAACTTCAAGACGTTAGAAAAGCTGTGTATGAGACAATCTCAATTTTAGGCGATCTTAACTACAGAAAAACTTTAATAAATCTAGAATTAGAAGGTTTAAAAGTAGTAATTAAAGAAAACGCAACCAAGGAAAGAGAGCTTTTATCTTCTTTTGGAAAGAAGTACGGCGATGGTTCAATCAACCCAGAAACAGGCGAGATCAAGCCATTGTAATAAATTAGGTTTTGCCAACGGTATCAGCTATTTATTAGTAGAAATAAATTATTAAAATGGCAGAAGCATTAATTTCCCCAGGTGTATTCCTTTCAGAGAATGACCAATCTCAAATAACAGCAGGTCCTATTACAGTTGGTGCAGCATTAGTTGGCCCAACCGTACTTGGTAGAGTAAACATTCCAACTCTAATTACAACATATTCTGAGTATAAAGCAAAATACGGTGCTACCTTCATTTCTGGAGGTACATCTTATGATTACTTGACCTCTCAAGCAGCTTATAATTACTTCCAACAAGGAGGTACTTCTTTGTTAGTAACAAGAGTAGCTAGTGGTTCTTATACTGCAGCAACAGCTTCTGTTGCTTCGCTTTTAGGAGCAGTTTCTGCTTCGTTTGAACTTCAAACTATAAGCGTAGGTAATGTAATGAATAACAGTGCATCTGCATCAGGATCACAAGCTCCAAAAGGTTTATTGCCTTCTGGTTCAGCTAACAACGTAAGATGGGAAATTTCTAATGTAGATACAGGATCTGGTTTATTCACCTTATTAATTAGACAAGGTAACGACTACACTACAAATAAGAGCGTAGTAGAAACTTGGTCTAATCTTTCAATGGATCCAAATCAAAATAACTATATTGCTTACGTATTAGGAGATCAAGCTCAAAACGTAACAAGTGATGGCGGTGCTTATTACATTCAAATTTCAGGATCTTATCCTAACGCATCAAACTACGTAAGAGTTTCTAACGTATTTGCTCCAACTCCAAATTACTTAAATCCACAGGGTCAACCATATGCTTACTACACAGCTTCTTTACCAGCAGCAGGGAGTGGTTCATTAAATGGTTCATTTGGTAGTGCTACAGGTGCTTTATTTGGTTGCTTAAATGCAGACTTTAGTACATCGGCTTCATTAAACATGTACGAGAATATTAAAGCAGTTGCAGCTACTTCAAATACTAATAACGTACAAGGATTATTTTCTACTGATTATGATACCGCAATTAGCTTACTTGCTAATACAGATGCATATGCTTACAATGCATTATATGCTCCAGGTATTACTTATCAAAACTCACCTAGTCAAATTAGTGCTCTATTAAGTACAGTACAAAACAGAGGTGATGCTATTGCAGTAGTAGATATGGTTACCTATAACCAATCAGTTGCAAGTGTAACAGCAGCAGCTCAAACTTACGATAATTCATACGGTGCTACATATTGGCCATGGGTACAAGTAAGATCAATAGAAACTGGTAAGTTAAATTTCGTACCTGCTTCTACTATCATCCCTGCCGTTTACGAGTACAATGATAAAGTATCTGCTGAATGGTTTGCACCTGCAGGTCTTAACAGAGGAGGTTTACCAACAGTAATCCAACCAGAAAGACGCTTAACAGTAGCAGATAGAAATACTTTATACAGTGCAAAAGTTAACCCAATTGCAGTATTCCCAGGTCAAGGTACAGTAGTATACGGACAAAAGACTTTACAAGCTCAAGCTTCTGCTTTAGATCGCGTAAATGTAAGACGTTTATTAATTGCCTTGAAGAGTTACATTGGTCAAATTGCTGAGACATTAGTATTTGAACAAAATACAGCTGTAACTAGAAATAGATTCTTATCTCAAGTTAATCCTTACTTAGATTACGTACAACAAAGACAAGGTTTGTACGCATTCAGAGTAGTGATGGATGAAACTAATAACACACCAGATGTTATTGATAGAAACTTACTTGTAGGTGCAATTTACTTGCAACCAACTAGAACAGCGGAATTTATTCAATTAACATTCAACATCTTACCAACAGGCGTAACCTTTGGGTAATAAACTATAAAACACTCGTTCGATGAACAATAATACAAAAATTAGACTTCGTTTATCTAAGAATCTATTTGAATCTTTAACTAGAGAAATTCTTGCTGAAGCTAAAGTTAATGGCGGTGGCGCTTATACAGAGGTAGTAAAGATGCCTAAAGTAGGAAAAATCAAAGAAGTAAATGCAGTAGCAGATACCGATAAGATGGAAAAAATGGAAGAAAAGATGTCTTCTAAAGAAAAAATGGCTAAAGGACTTTACAACGAAGTAGATGTAGATACCGATAAGATGAAAAAGATGGAAGAAGCTCCTGTAGCTAAACCTAAGCATGATGTAGAGGCTTTAAAGAAAGCTAAAGCAAAGCTTGAGCAAAGAATTTCTGAAATGGAAACTATGACAGCTGAAGAGAAGATTGAAGAATCAGTTAAAAAGAAAAAACTGAAAAAATAAGTTTCGTATTAACAGATATTTATACTAAATAGAGAATAAAATGCCAGTATTAGATCCAAATGAAATAATGTTTACCGCTTTTGAACCTACCGTTCAGAACCGATTTATAATGTATATTGATGGTATTCCATCTTTCATGATCAAGAGTGCAACTGCACCAAACGTAAACTTAAACGAAGTTAAAATTGACCATATTAACGTTTACCGTAAGATTAAAGGAAAGGCTGAATGGCAGGATATGACTTTAAACTTATATAACCCAATTTCTCCTTCTGGTCAACAAGCAGTAATGGAGTGGATTCGTTTATCACATGAGTCTGTTACAGGACGTGACGGTTATTCTGACTTCTATAAGAAAGATTTGAACTTATCAATCTTAGGTCCAGTAGGCGATGTGGTATCGGAGTGGATTATTAAAGGTGCTTTCATTAAGACATCAAACTTCGGTTCTTACGACTGGTCTAACCAAGATGCAATCACAATTGAATTAGGTATAGGAATGGATTATTGTATCTTGAACTACTAATCGATTAAAAATACTAAAGAGCCGCCTAAAAAGCGGCTTTTTTTATGTTAAAAAGTTGGAAAGTACGTAAAAAACACATATATTTAGGTATAAAATAAAAGTTATGGCTTATATATTTGTAGTATCGGTACTAATAGGCGTTTTTATAGGATTTCCCCTGTACATTTACTCAAAAACAGTAGAAATATCAAGTAGATTTACTTTAACTAGGTTTTTAGTAGCATGGCCATTAAGGATGCTAATGTCTTTTACCACCTGCATTGGATTAACACTATTCAGTTTTATTCCAGCAGTACTGGTTCTAGCAGTAATTAACGTAGTACTTGCATCTATATTCAATCTCTCAGAAAACACGCAAAAAACTACCTTAGCTTTAGAAATAACACTGTATTTACTGTTTATTATAAACCTAACTCTAGTTGCTACTGTAAAGAATTTTATACGAGAAAGCAAAAGCTAGCCTCTATATATTTATTAATAAATTAACTAAATTAAGATTATGGACAATGAAGTAAAAATGAGTCTCCCAACAGAAAACGTCGAGTTACCCTCCAAAGGACTGTTGTACCCGCTAGATAATCCGCTATCTTCTGGAGTAGTAGAGATGAAGTATATGACTGCAAAAGAAGAGGATATTTTATCAAATCAGAACTACTTGAAAGACGGTACAGTATTTGATAAACTATTAAAATCCCTTATCGTATCAAAGATTAACTACGATGATTTAACTGTAGGAGATAAAAATGCAATCTTGATAGCAGCACGTATTCTAGGTTACGGTAAAGATTACAAAGTAACATTTGCTCATCCTATAACAGGGGAAGAAGAGGTTATTACTATTGATTTAGCGGAGATGAAGAATAAGGAAGTGGATTATAGTTTATTTAAGAATAATAACGAATTTACTTTTACTTTACCTAAATCACAGAACCAAATATCTTTTAAGATGTTAACTCATAAAGATGAAAGACAAATAGAGAATGAGCTGAAAGGTCTTAAAAAGATTAACCTATCAGCCGAAGTAACTACTAGATTAAAGTATTCTATTATAGCTGTTAATAACAATAGAGAAGCAAAAGCAATTAGAGAGTTCGTAGATAACTTTATGTTAGCTGCCGATGCACAAGCCTTAAGAGAGTATATTAAGGAAATATCGCCAGATTTAAACCTAACCTTTACCTTCGTCGGTTCCGACGGCTACACAAAGGAGGGTGTAGACCTACCAATGGGTGTTTCCTTTTTTTACCCTAACGCCTGAGTATAGAGCTTCTGTTTTTACTCAAATTCACGAAATAGTGTTTTTCGGTAAAGGTGGATATGATTGGAATACAATTTATAATATGCCTATATGGTTACGCAAGTTTACCTTTAATCAGATTAATGAATTTTATAAGAAAGAGCAAGAAGAATATGAAAAAGGGCAAGGAAAGAGTCAAATAGTGACAGCTAACAAGCCTCTAGCAAAACCCGGTATTCCAGATCAAAAACCCACATATACGAGCAAAGTGTCTAAGAAATAGGCACTTTCTCTTTTTTTAAGCTATTTATATGTAAATACTAAGCATGGAGAAAGTTTGTATTAAGTGTAACGTGAGTAAAGACTTCTCTAATTTTCACAGTTCTAAGTCCTATAAAGACGGAAAAATGGGAACCTGTAAAAGCTGCTTTAACGTCGTAGTAAGCAGGTACAGGCTTAAATCCTACCGTAAGAATAAAGAAAAAATTAAAGAACGTGGACGAAAATGGAGAAGTGAACAGCAAAATTACTATAAACAGTGGAAGCTCAATAACTTAGAACATGTCAAAGATTATGCTAAAACCTACAAAAAAACTCCTTTACAAAAATTAAAAGCTAATATACGTACAAGAATAGCTCAACATATCAGCGGATTTTCTAAATCCAAATCAACATTAGAGATTTTAGGATTAGAATCTTTTGAGCAACTTCAAAAACATATCGAAATTAAATTTACTACGGGAATGACCTGGGAAAACTACGGGTTTGGGGAAGGAAAATGGGTAGTTGATCATATAGTACCATTAGCGTTAGCAAAAGAAGAACAAGACGTTTATAAGTTAAACCGTTTTACAAACCTACAGCCTATGTGGTGGAGAGAAAACATGGAAAAAGGATCAAAAGGCTAATGAGCTCTATTTATATACATGAAGCTATTCAATAAATTTTATATGGCAGATGCAGATGGAACAGGCGGCCCTAGTAGAGATGATATTAAAAATACTCAAACTCTAAAAGAGCAGTTTGCAAGTGTTAAAAATACTCTAGAAGATGTTGCTCGTATTTTACAAAGAGACATTGGTACTGAGATTCTCCATATGACTGAGAGTGTACAGGGTTTTGATGAAGCAGCAGCTAAAGTAGCAAAAGGTACCCTTAAAGATCTAACGAAAGAATTACTAATGGCTGCAAAAGCCGTAGAAAAAACAAAACTAACTTCAGAGGGATTAACTAAAGGATTTGTAAATTCTAAAAAGTATCAAGAAAGCATCGTAGCTTTAAAAGCTAGACAATCTAGTATAGAGTCAAATCTCTTAAGTTTAGAGATGCAAGGAGTTCAGGTATCAGACGATAGTTTAGGGAATGTTAAAGCAGCAAATAAAGCTTTAGAACAGCAAATTAAATTAGAAGAGAGATTATTAGATAAAGCTATAAAAGCCGAAAAAGCAGCAGGTAAAGTAGGAGAGCTTTTCCAAGGAATATCAAAAATACCGGTATTAAATAAACTAGTTGATTCGAAGGAAGTTCTTGAAGCTATAAATAAAAAAGCTGCAGAAACAGGAAGTAGGTGGCAAGCTCTAGGCGCAGGAATTAAAGAAACCTTCGCAAGTATTGGAAGAAGTTTACTAGACCCTATGACCTACGTAACAGGTATTTTTTCTCTGTTTCAAAAGATTATAGAATTAGTTCTCGAATTTGATGCTAGAACTTTTAAAATAGCTAAAAGTCTTGGTGTAAGCGTCAGTGAAGCAAGAACCTTACAAAGTCAGTTTATAGATATTGCTACTAGCTCTAAGAACTTCGGTTTACGAATTGAAGAAGTATCTCAAAGTTACGGAGAAATTAGTACTCAATTAGGTTATTTAGCGCCAGTACAAAAAGGTTTTGCTGAAAATGCTGCTCTAATTCAAAAGAGAACAGGAGCTTCTGCAGAAAGTATGGAAGCTCTAGCAAGACAATCTGCTCTAACAGGTAAGACTTTAGGAGAGACTTATGGCATCGTTGCGAGTACAAGAGTAATAGAAGGGGCTAGAAATAAAATAGCTTTAAGTACAAGACAGATAATGGAGGGAATTGCTAAAGTTAGTTCCGCTATTGTCATTAACTTTAAAGGTAGTACTGAAGCATTATCCGGTGCAGTTATTAGAGCAACTAGATTAGGCACTACATTAAATGATATTAATAAGCAAGGAGAGTCTTTATTAGATTTTGAAACAAGTATACAAAAAGAATTTGAATTACAGGTACTAACTGGCCGTAATATTAACTTAACTAGAGCAAGAGAGCTTGCCTTAATGGGTAATACAGCTGGCTTAATGGAGGAGTTAAATAAGCAGCAAGTAACTTATGATTCCTTCATGAATGAAAATGTCATTCAAAGAAAAGCAGAAGCGGATGCAATAGGCTTAAGTGTTGAAGAGTTGTCTAAGAGATTACTTTTAGAGAAGCAAGCTAAAGTACTAGGTGCAGAACAAGGAGAGTCTTTGCAGCATAGGTATAATACGTTAATGAAAACTGCTGAAGGTCAAAAACGAATCAAAGAACAATTAAGTGAGCAAGAGCAAGCCGATTTAAGAAGGGCTTCTATTCAAGATAAGTTTCAAGCTGCAATAGAAAAATTAAAAGCTACTCTAGCAGAAGTATTAGAAGGACCTGTAAAAGGACTTATAGAAGGATTTATTAACTTTATTAGTAACGGAGAAAATATAAAAAAAATTGCTAATACTTTAAAATGGGCTTTCACTGGTATTGCAGATATTATTAAAAACTTTCCAACCTACCTACAGCAAGCTATCCCGTACTTAAAGATAATAGGAGCTACCCTAGTAGGTATTATGGCAGCAAGTATGATTTCAAGTTTATCCATGATACCTGTAGTCGGACCTGCATTAGGAGTAGCCGCCGCTATCGCTGCTGCTGCAGCTATAGGAGCTGTTTTATCTACACCAGTCCCTTCTTTTAGTATTCCTCCTACGAGTGCAGAAGGGATGACAAAACCTGTAAGCCCTATCACAGCAAATCAGCAAGCTCAAGTTCCTGCTCCTGCTGCCGCTACAACAGCAACTAATACAAATCCTAACTTTAACTTGTTTATTGACGGACAACCTGTTTACGCTTCTGTTAGAAGGAACTTTGAAACAGATCATGGATTAAAAAAATCATAATATGGCATTACTAGATCAAATAAAAAAATCGCAATTAAGTAAACAGGGTAGAACCACTACAACAGGTATCTTCGAAGGTACTCCTGAAAACGTAGCTGTAGTTGAAAGAGGTTATTCTGTACCCAATGCCTCTATAGTAGTACCGCCAAGTCAATTACCAATCGACTATGTCTCCAATTTAAGAGATACAGCTACCTACTTAGATTATTTAAAATCAGCTAAACGATAATCAATGCCGTTAATAAATTTTAAAACAGATTTTAAAACCTTACGTTACGGTAATGATAAACCTAATGGTGGATCAAGTACACAACCTTACATACAATCTCCTATACCTGATACTGTTCCAAATACCTCTAATGCTGCTACAAGCTTTTTTAATAGCTTTTACGAAACCAATAGAACAAGTTTAGACTTTCCAATACGAGGAGGTAAATTATCAGAGGTGGCAGGTAACACCTATACTACAACTGCAGGCGAAATAGATAGACTTAGAATACAAAACTTTTTAAAGGATGCACCTCGTGGTCCGATGTTTATTCAAAAACAAAAAGGATTACAGTTAACCAACCCTCTCACTCAAGTACCTAGTACTATTCAAAACAACGTAGGTATTTTAGGTTTATTTCAAATAGATAACCAAGTATCACCAGTTACTCAGACTTATGATCCTGCTAATACTTTAGCACAAATTGCTGCACAGGGTACAGGAAAGCATTTTAACAGGCATGGTATTAGCCCAACTATATACGAATCTCCTCAAACAACTTATGAGTACATTGTTGCTAATAGCAATACTCCTGATTCAAATAGATTATTACTATTAAGCCAATTAAAGTTAAAAGAAACAACTGGATTTCTATTTGGTGCTGAAGATGCTGTTAAACTTCAAGCAGTTAATCAATTAGGAATTGCATCAGCACAAGGTCAGATATTAAATTACCAAGGAGGACCCGGTTCAACTTATGGTATTGGTTCTACTATTATCAGAAGAGCAACCAGTACTATTCCAGCTAAAGCTTATTCTAGTATAGCCTTTACTTACGAAAAGATTGCCAATTATGATACTAGACCAGGAGATGACCCGCTTGTAGTAAACATAAAAGACTTTAGAATTGAATTAGAGGGCGGTGATGTAGCATCTACTGTTTACCCTCTCTTCTCACAAGAAGCTAGACTTAACGTAGGTAACCCGGGTATCAATACTTTTAAAAGAGTTAACTATAACGATATTATTCCGCAAGCTATAGACAAGTTAAATGCAAAAAATTTATTCTACTATAATGCTAATACTCAAACTCCTTGGATTGCAGGAGGTAATGATACAAAAGATTTAATTAAATTTGCATTTGAGTGTATGTCTAATGACTATCCTGGTGATGCAGTAGCGCTTGTATTTAGAGCTTTTCTAGATGGTGCTATCCAAGATAGTAACCAAGCACAGTATAATAGTTTTAAATACTTAGGTAGAGGTGAAACTTTTAGAACCTATCAAGGATTTGATAGAAGTGTTTCTTTTAACTTTAAGTTATTTGTTCAAACGAGAAGCGAAATGCGCCCGCTCTATAAAAAATTAAATCATTTAATATCTCAAGTATATCCAGATTACTCCCCAGATACTAATTTTATGAGAGGAAATGTTGTTAATCTGACAATAGGAGACTATTTTTATAGGGTACCTGGATTTTTAGAAAATGTTAATGTGACTTTAAATACAGATGTAGGGTGGGAGATTTTATTAAACGGAGATCCTTCAAACAACTACACTGAAACAGATGTAGCTCAATTACCTTTTGTAGTAGATGTTAGCTGTACGTTTAAACCAATTATGAACATATTACCAAGAAGAGAGAATTACGAAAATCCTTACATTCCATTGATTGCTGATACTGGATTCTTAAGCACGGGAATAGATAATCCTGATAACTCCGCTACTAATAAAGGACAGGCTTTAGCAGCACAGATAAGAGCAATTGAAGAAGCAACTTCTCAAGCATCTATAGCTGCAGGTGATGTAAGACGTTCTTCTATAGCTGCTCAACAAGCAGCACAAAGCCGCACTTTCAGTGCTCCTCAATTAGCAGCTGGCTCAACTCAAAGAATCCTAGGTGCTGGAACTTATGCTTTCAATAGTAAACAACCAGCTCCTAAAAAAAATACTAGAAAAAAGTAAGTAACTAATTATTATGCCATCTAGATACCAAACCATAGAAACAACAAAGCTTGACGTAACAGGTAGCCTGTATTATGTTACAAACGTTTATCCGGAAATAGCTCCTACAGATAATGACTACTATGTAATTACTACTGTGGATGATAGATTGGATCTATTAGCTTATGATTTTTACCAAGATTCAAGCCTTTGGTGGATTATTTCATCAGCAAATGCTTTACCAGGAGATTCAATATACCCTCCTGTAGGAATTCAATTACGAATTCCACAAGATATACAATCGATATTAACTACATATAATAGAGTAAATAATGTTATCAGGTAAGGTTTTATCCAATGTCATAGGAGCTCCTTTTGATGAGTATATCTTAGACCAATTAGATGTAAGATCTAAAAAGAACGCGTTAGAGACTAGAACTAACGAAGATGTTTTGTATCTTGCAAATAAAATGTCTTGGACAAGACTTGTATCTTCTGTCAGAGTTGCCCCAGCAGGTAATCAGACATTCCAACAATTCTATGCAAATTTATTTGATGGAGAAACAGTACCTGGGGGATATACTACCCCTGAAAGTCTTGCTCAAAATTGGATACTACAAGCTGGTACTTCTCAACTCGTTGATAAACAGACAAAATTAAGGTACGGTCTAGGTCCTGATGGTGCTTATGGATTAGGAGGATTACAGCAAGGCTACAGACCAATGCCTGGTATTGAATCTTTAACTATTGATAGCAAAGGTACTTTAGGTTCTTTAAGAGAGGCATCTATTAATTTTAAAGTTTGGAATATAGTACAACTTAATATAGTAGAGGCTTTATACTTTAGATTAGGATATACTATGCTACTTGAATGGGGACATGTTAATTATTTTGACAATAAGGAAAAGTTTCAAACTAACAGTGCAGACAATGCACCTCTAGATATTTTTGATAAGACTCAATTTAACGGAAAGGAAGACATACAGCAAGCTATAACTAAAAAGAATAAGCAATCTAACGGTAACTACGATGGAATGCTTGGAACAGTTACTAACTTTTACTATTCTTTCAATCAAGACGGAGGATTTGATTGTAATATAAAGCTAGTAGGATTAGGTTCAGTAATAGATACGGTAAGGATCAATCAGACCTTTACAATGCCAAAAGTTTTAAAGGAGAAAATTAAAGATCAACAAGCAGAGCTTCGAGAAAGACAGCGAATAGCTATAGAAAACCAGAAAAAAGCAGAAGACTTAGCAGCCCGTGTAAGCCAAAAATTACTAGCAGTACCGCCGCCAGAAGCAAAAAACGTAGACGGTATAAAAGCCATTTATAAAGCCGTTAACGGAAAAGATCCAGATGCTACTTGGCTAGGTGCTATATCTTTTGCAGCTGTACAAACTTCTGGTGAAAGCGATCCATTTGGAACTGATTATTTTTATAAAGTAAACTCTACTAACACTGCTCTTAACAACGACCTTAATATTGGAGGAACAGTAGGCAGTGTTTACTACGCCCCACGTGCAGGTTTATTTTTAAACCACAAAAACGGTTGGCAATTTATAGCTGCAGGTGTTGCTACTAGACCTCAACCTGTAAAACTAAATACGAAGTTAATAGATGAATTAGCCGATCCAACTAGACAAGGATATGCAGATTCGTTAATCGACTTATCTATTAAAGACACGCGAATATCTAGAAATGATTACTTGTACGACAAGATATCTGTTAAGGTAGGTGCTTCTGATGTGACGCTTTATCCGAGAGTGAACGTTAACTTTCTTACTGGTGTTGAGACCGGAGGTATATGGAAAGACCCTCTTACAGATTACACTCCTTCTACTACAGTAGGACTTTTAGATGTATCTTTAAACATAAAGAATGAAAGAACAGCTACTACAAATGTAACGTCTCTTCTTTTTGGTAATAGAAGATTATTTTCTACTAAACTTAAAGAAGATACTATTATTATAAATCCATTCGATGTACAACTTGCCTATGTACTAAACGGACAACAAAAATTTATACAATTTGTTATAAACCCTCAAGGAAGACATACAAGAGAAGAATATGTACAAGGGTTAACTAACTGGTTCTACCAGGTAGGTGAAGTTATAGTAGATGATTTACAGTTTGCTAATATAGGTAATGGAGTAAATAAAGATGTGAGTCTTATTATACACAGTACAATAAAAGGATTGGTTGTTAAAGGAGATACCATTACTGGAACAGTCACATTCAATGATAGTGGTCTTATAGACCAAGTACTTTCCTTACCTCCCGCTACAGGTGCTCCAATACCGGCAGTAGGAACATCAGTTAATCCGACAGGAGAAACTATAGGAGGACAGAATACAGCAACTGTAGCTCAAACACAAGAAGCTAAACAGTATAATTCTGCATTACATGCTATGCTTATAGCCAATATGACACAAGGACAAGCAACAGCTTATAATTCTCCAGGGATAACCCTGATTGATTTTCAAGATAATACTAGAACTCTTTTTGAAAGCGGAGTTCTTAACGGTATATTCACTACAACTCCAAAACAAAGCAGTCCAGCAAGCTTTAATGTTTTAGATTATGCTATTAAAGGTTTTAACAGCAACTTAATGGCTGATAAAACTTTATACGGTGATATTTTAGATGTAGATTTTAAAGCTCTATGTACAGGATATAAAGCTAATTATGAATTTTCTGAAGGAGAAACACCTTCTATTGGTAATGGACAAAAACCAGTGTATATTAAGTTTGGTTATTTACTTGCCTTTATGAACAGTATGTGCTTGTTATATGAAGCAAAAGATAAACAAAGTAATACTACTAATAGCAATGATATCAAACCTTACTTTTATATTGACTTTCATCCAGAGTATAACTTCTGTTTAACTTCACCAAAGCATTTTACAGTAGATCCTTACAAAGTATTAATACCTTTTCAAGCAACTTTAGAAGATTATAAAAGTTTATTTCCTCCCGATATTGCAAAAGATACTAAATTCCAGAACGAACTTTTTAATCCAGAGAGAGATAATGTTTTTTCTAATAGACTACCTCCTTTTAAGGCTAATACTTCGCTTCAAGGTAAAACTATGGAGATACTACTTAACACTCAATACTTATTGGAAGTAGCCGACCAGTTTTTAAAAGCAGATGCAGAAGGAGCAGTTTATTTTAAACCTTTTTTAGATAGGGTATTAGACGATATAAATAAATCTACTGGAGGTTTTAATTTATTTAGAGTAGCTTACAGAGATGATTCAAACACTGTAGTAATTAAAGATGATCAACGAGTACCTAGCAAAGGAGAACCTACTTGTATTTATAGAGCGGGCATTTCAGCTAATCCTTCTCAGTTAAATATATTCGGTAAGGGCAGTATAATTAGAGACATGGAGTTTAGAACAAACATGAATACTCCAATGTCTGCTATGATAGCCATATCTGCTCAAGCTACTATTGGAAATCAAGTTGCTAATGCACAAGATGCTACTGCTATTGGTGCTTACAACACTGGG